GAGCAAAACAATGTTTCAGAAATACCAACATCGACAAAACAAATTTTGACGTCTTATAAAACTATGTTTATTTAATGAATGCCGGAAAACTAGATTCTAAAATAATTATAAAACGATTAATTAAATCCCCTGATGAATTTGGCGGTTTTAGTTCTACTTTGTCAGAGGTTGCAACTGTATGGTGCAATTTAAAGCAGATTAACGGAGATATAAGCGACAAACTAGGTAAAAGAACACAAGACGTACAAGTTGAAATAATAATGCGTAAAAATACCGCAGATTTAATTCAGTTAGGAGATATATTTACACTAGAGGGCGGTACAAATAATTATCGTATAAATCAAAAGTTTGAATTTGAATTAGATTTTTACACTAAATTATTGGCAACAAAATCTGAATAAAATGAATATTAAAATCGATCAATCGGATTTGGCCCAACTTAAAAAAAAGTTAGACAATTTAAGAACATTTGATAAAAGCACATTATCAAAAGAGTTGGGAATGGCTGGTTTAGATATTGCAAGAATTGCTAAGAAAAGTGCGCCGTCTGATTATGGTACACTAAGGCAATCAATAAGATCAGAGAAACAAGGCAAAACTGTTGAAGTATTAGCCGGAGCAAAATATGCGCCTTATGTAGAATTTGGAACGGGAGCCTTTGTAACTTTTGACGATATGTTAGAGCTTGGAATACCTAAAAGCTATGCAGCACAATTTAAAGGCGCAAAGCCAGGTTATATGAAACCTCAGCCGTTTTTCTTTGGCTCTGCTAGAATTGGATTAAAAAAATTATTAATGCGCTTAAACGGCGAAATTAAAAAAGCAATAAAATAAATGAAAGAGGCAATTCACTATGTTAGAAAAGCAATTATTGCAAAGTTAAGCGGAAACGTTTTAATTAATGATGTTGCGGTGCCGGTTTACAATCGTATTCCAACAGATGCAGCCTATCCATTAATTAGAGTTTATTCAGTTTCCTCTGATGAAACAGACCAAAATCAGCAATCGTTTAATAGTGAGACAATAACACGAATAGAATGTATATCAAAATTTTATTCAGACGACGGAGGTCAATTAGATACAAATTTAATGGTTTCTCAATGTTTAGAAAACGTTAGAACAAGATCTGCAAATTATATTGATATAACTGCAAACGGATTTAATGTTTACACAAGCGTAAATAATGGCGTTTCTTATTTAGAAGATGATTTAGCAGATTCAACTTATTTTAGAGGAATTATTGAATTGTCAAATAAAATTGAACAAATTAATCCGGTTGGAGGTTTACAAAATGAATTACAAAGTGAATTACAATCTTAAAAAAAATACAAATGGCTAAAATAACTTTTTCAACAAAATCAGATAATCAAACCTCAGTACTGCCCGAGGCTAATAAGGTAACTGCTGCCAATATAAATGAAATAAAAAATTCAGTAAACGAATTATATGATTCACAAGGTGGTTGGGTTGATTATGAAGATTCTGCGACCTCGGCAACGCCAATAAATCTAACGCAAAACGTTTGGACTGATTTAACAAATGACAAGGCCGGAAGCGGAACAATTACAACATACAAGCCTAGCTTTGTAACGGGTGACTTATGGAACTCTGCAAATAATTCTTTGGTCTTTACAGAAGTTGGAGCCGGTAGAGTTATGACTGTACGAAATGATTTCGATATAACCGCCGGAGCATCAAATACAAGACTAGATGCACGTTTATATTTTCCTGATACTGGAAAATCTGTTGAGTTTATGCACGATAATATTGCAAATAATAATGATCTTGTAAGGTATTCGAGAACAACGCAATTATTTACGCATACTGACGTTTTAACAAGCGGTTGTAAAATTCAAGTTCGAGTTGATAAATCAGGAGCAACCGCAACTATTGAAAATTTTTTAATTTCAGTAATATCACATTTTTAAAATTAAGAAATGCGACAAATAAACAAAATTATAATTCATTGTAGCGCTACGCCTGAGGGCAGAAAAGTAAGCGCAGAAACAATAAAAAATTGGCACATAGAAAGAGGCTTTTCTGATATTGGTTATCATTATATTGTTCATTTAGACGGATTAATTTCTTATGGTAGAAATATTGAAAAAGTTGGCGCACATTCAAGAGGCCAAAATAAAATGTCGATAGGCGTTTGCTATATTGGAGGCTTAGACGAATGTTTAGACGCTAAAGATACAAGAACGCCACAACAAAAAGAAAGTCTGTCAGACTTGTTAAAAACATTGAAAAGATTGCATCCAAAAGCGGTTATTTATGGCCACAGAGATTTTAGCGAAAAGGCTTGTCCGAGTTTCGATGCTTTTAACGAATATAAATACTTAGAATAATGCCAAAGAAAAAATTTAAAGATACCAAGGTTGGTCAGTTTATTTTAAAAAAAATACCTGGATTTGTTGGGGATATACTTCCTGAAAAAGGTGTTTTAGGAGTTGTTAAAAACTTAATTGATAACGATCCTGAATTAACAAGCCAAGATAAAACGCAATTACATAATGAATTGATTGAATTGTATCAGTTAGAGGTGGCCGATAGAGATTCAGCAAGAAAACGAGAGGTTGAAAAAGCTAAAACAGGAGGCTTTGACTTTATGTTTAATTTAACCGGAATTATTGGTTTAGGCGCCTTTGCTTTTATTATTTACGCAATTGTTTTTTTAAATATACCGGAATCGAATAAGGAAGTTTGGATTCATTTGATTGGTATTTGTGAGGGAATTGTACTATCAATTTTTGGCTACTTTTTTGGATCTGCCGTTAGGAAAAATAATTAAAAATCTATAATTTTAATTTTTGTATTTTTGTAAATATATAAAATTTTAAAATTTAGATATGGCTTCAGATTTATATTATTCAGGTGAATTTCAAAAACTATCATTTGGCGACAAGGGTTTAAGAGTTATTGCTGCATCGGCTACGTCGTTAGCGGGTGAAAACTTTTGCGCTATTCAGGCCTTAGAATCTTCAACAATTTCTTGTGATATTGATACTGTTGGCGGTGATTCGTCAATAACTTCTTTAGCACTAGGTGCGGGATCAATTATTTACGGAAACTTTGACGATGTTAGTGTTGCAAGTGGAAAAGTTGTTTGTTATTTAAGATAAATATTTTATGATAGGATTAGGATTAAAATTACAAGTAAATCCAGCAATCAATAATGTGATCGATAACTTGCTTTCAGAATTAGAGGCAAGAGCAACCTATTATGAGAATGTAACTTGTACAAAAGCAACATTAACTGAACTTGAAATAATAACATAGTATGTCCAATTTATTAGATAAAGCATCAATATTACTTACACCAACTGCATACGACAATGGTAGAATGTTAAGTGTAAAGCCAAATGAAAACTTATATGGCTCAGAGCTTGTTACAAATGGAGATTTTGCTACCGATAGTGATTGGACTAAAGGAACAGGTTGGACTATTGCAAATGGTAAAGCTAGTCAATCAGGTGGTAATGCTACTTTACAACAAAGTGGAATATTAACTGCTAATAAAACATATAAACTAGTTTTTGAAATAACTGAAATAACAAGTGGAAGTGTTAGATGTTATTTTGGCGGTAATTATAGTACATACAGAAGCAGTACAGGTACATATACAGAATATATAACTAATGGTAGTACCTCTACTTTTTTTATACAAGGTAATGTATCATTTGCAGGCTCAATAGATAACGTTTCAGTAGTAGAAGATTTAAGTGGAGATTTCCAATTCAGTAGAAGTTCTGCTGCAACTAGAGTTAATGCACAAGGTTTAGTAGAAAACGTACAGATAATAAGTTCAGAGTTAGTTTCAAATGGTAACTTTTCACAGATAGGTACAGAAGAAGTTTTAAACGGAAACTTTTCACAAGAAGGAAGTGAGCTTATTGTTAATGGAGATTTTAGTGATAGTTCTTGGTGGGGTTTAGATGCATCTTGGACTATATCGGGTGGCTCTGCTAATTGTAATGGCAGTGGGGTTATGTACAAAGGAGGAGTATTGACCATAGGAAAAACCTATAAAGTGGAAGTTGAAGTTTCTGCTTATACAAGTGGAAGTTTAAACTACCCTAATGCTTCAAATTATAGCATTCCAACTTCAATAGGAAAACATACCTTTTATTATACTGCTGCTTCACAAACAGTTAGTTTTACGGGAAATTCTTTCATAGGCTCAATAGACAACGTTTCAGTAAAAGAAGTCGGACAAAATTGGAGTTTAGGAGATGGTTGGACTATTAGTAATTTAGGTGCTACTTGTAGTGATTTAAACAATA